GTTAGATAGATATCCTTTTTGAATCAGATCATCAGTACGAGTTACCTTCTCACAGTGCCCAAACAATCCTTCCAACACCCACTTGTGTGTCTTACTACCATCTAGTGTGCCAGTAAATCCAAAACGATACTTAGCATTGTGTAGTTTAGTCATCAGTCCAGTGAGAGACTTTGCCTTAAATAAGTGTGCCTCATCACCAATCACACAATCAAAATCATCAAAGTATAATTTAGGAAACTTGTAGACTGATTGCCAGGTGGAAATAATAATATTTTTCTTTGTGTTCTTGTCCTTACCAGAATAGATCTGATGCATATGGTCATCAGCATTCCAACCATAATCTCTAAAGTCCTTGACCATCTGCTCTACAAGAGATGTTGTAGGCACGATGATTAGAATTTTAGAACCACTTTCATAATACCAACGCACAAGAGAATAAATCATCAAAGACTTACCGGAACCTGTTGGAGACACAAACAGACCGCGATTGTTCTTGATAGCTTTATACACTGTGTCATACTGATAGTCTCTAGGTTTGACCTTAGAGATATCTTTCATAAATCCTTTGATACCGCGAGCAGTAGCATCGTTCGTCTCTACTACATCGCCATAATACTTATTGCCAACATACTCAATATCGTATGATCTCTTCTCAGCAAAGTCTTGTATCTGAGATAAGAGACCACAATATATCTCACCTGTACCGGGAGAGTACAGGCGGATAGTTCCATCCCAGTGTCGATACCTAGGATTGCGTCTTAGAAACTTTGCCTCAGGAAGTTCAAATGTGAAGTAGTCTGATAGTTCCTGATGAACGTGTGGTTCACCTATTACCTTGAAGTAAACCTCGTTCTTTTTCTGAATGGTGATGACAGACATTATAACCCATTAGTAAATTTCTCCCATTCAATTGCGTTCTTTACAAGGTAGTTTCGCTGGGTAATCATCTTCATTACATTATCAAGATAACTAAGCATCACATCGATTAACTTAATTTTACTCTCTATGTCTAGAATATCTTTATCTGAATCTAGATACACCCTCATCTTTTCAGAAGTCTTAATGCTGGCACCGAATGGTTTCTCAGCATATACTTTTGCGTCTGCCTCCCCTCCGTAATACTCTCGCTTCTCTCTGATGAGTTTTCTAAATTCAAACTCCAGCGATACCTTCATTAATGAAAGATCGCTATGATGGTTTAAGTATTTATTGTGCTGAAAAGGAGTGTCTAAAGAGATGACGCTTAGGTTCTCAGAGTATACCCCATCTTTAATATCAAAATCAATCTGACTATCTTTTTTCCATTCCTCTTTTATGTGATCAAATAATTTAGCAAGTTTTTCAATCTGGGTCATATACTTTAAAATCCTTATCACGAAAACTCATTTGGGCATACTTGAAGGATGCCTGTGCTGTAACAACACTCTCTTCTCCTATTGTAGCATCAAATTGAACTTGAGACAAGGAGTAGGGGAACATATATTGGAAGTCCGCTACAAGGTTTGGATTGAAATTAGATGTAAGGATTGTGAGTTGTGCGCTTGACAGATACAGTGGTGCTGATTGTTCCGACTGCCCGTTATTTCGTATCCAATTAAATATCTCAGCATAGTTATGCATGTCCTCATCAATAATGAATGATGCTTGAAGATCACCATAACTTACACCACCCCCACCTATAACAGGGAAAGATCTAAATCTTGTAGGTACATCAGTGAATGGAACTGAGATGTCAGGAAAGTTAACTGCTTGACAAAAGAACTCAGTATCAGGAAAAATTTCAAACTCCATCTTAAATCCTTGTGGAGATAAAAAATTTCTATTCCTTGGTTGTTCGTTATACCAGCTCATTATGTTTCCCTATGATAGTCCTCCCATAAGTAGTCTTCCACCTCATACAAGGGGCAGGGTTCTTCAAATAGGATATCCATTCTATATTTATTGACTCTCTCTAATAACTTTAGCAGATCCTCATCTTGCATATTCATCTAGTCTGTCTAGAATTCTGTTTAATTCGTAATGTGCTCCGTCGTGCCACTCACCACCTTTATTCATATGCGTTCCATTATAAAGTTCATTTTTACATTTCAAAACAAAATTTTTGATTTCGTCTTTAGTCATAGTATTTCTAGGCACAAGGACTTAGGCAATTACAACTATGTATAAAAAAAGGACCCCCCTGAGGGAGTCCTGTGTCGGTTTGTGAATACAGATCACATAAGGTTCTCGATACGAACTCTTCTGTAATACTGGTTGACACCTGCTGTGAGGTTGTCCTGATCAGGAACACCAGCAGAAGACTCAACGAATGGGTTAGAGACCATGCCGTAGCGGGTCTTGAACGCAATCTTGGGTTGGAAGGTGTTTGGATCGATGCTGCGTAGTTGCTGGAGGGGAACATATGGGCAGTAGAATAGACCTGCGTCATATGGGGAAGTACCCTTATAACCCATCACATAGAAGTGAGAGTTAGAAACGTTAGCAGAATAAGGATCAACGTAGACCTTGATGCGACCGTTCATTGTACCTACGAATAGGTTACCGGTGTCATCAACTTCACCAATGGTGTTGGACTGTCCGATGTTGGAGCTGTAGTCAATGATATCCATCATTGCTAGAGCAGAAGCAACGTCAGCAGAAGTGATAACAAAGTTACCCTTACCTCTACGAGTTTGCTGAGCGATAGCGTTAGCATCACGCTCCATCTGGAATACTAGTCCCTTCCATTTCTCAGCGAGCCAACGACCGTTGGAGTCAACGTCGAGATCGAAGATACCGCGAGTAGCAGTGTTGTTCTGAGCGCCAGGCTTAGCAACACCATATACTGTACGAACTACTTCTCTGTTGATTTCAGCAAGAATCTCACTAGAAAGAAGATTAGCGAGTTCTGCTTCAGCGTCAAGACCATGGATTGCTCTGAGGTCTTGTGCTAGTTCTAGAGTGTACTCTGCTTTGAGTGCTCTTGTCTTAGCGAAGACGCTAGTCTTTTCAATCGAGAATGACATCTCGTTGAATAGATTAGAACCAGATCCTAGTTGCTCAGCAACTTCTCTGTCTAGACCGCGTGAACCTGTACCAGGAACAGCATTATCACCAGTTACAGTTTCATATCCGGTGTAGTCGCTAGCTCCAGTGGTATCGTTAAGAAGACCGGGGTTAGCGGAAGGATTAGAAGGATTAACTTCACCAAGTTCTCTTGCGCCTTCTGTTGCGGGATCGTAACCGTCAGTTGCTTCATTAGTTACGGGATCGAAAGTGGTAGGACCACCAGTTGCGTTAGCAGAGAAGTTGAAGTCTGGCTCGTTGTATAGAGCCTCAGGACCACCGCGTAGAGTAGAACCTTGTGCTTGATACTGTGACTTCATTGCGAAGATAAGTCCAGTAGGACCGCTCATTGGTTGAACGCCGCAGATGTCATATGCCATTAGGTTAGGCATTGCGCGACGAACTAGACCCATTAGAACTGGATCGAAACCAGCAAGTCCACCTGTCTCACCAGGAGTTCCTGGAAGACCTGCACTACCGTTAGTTCCTAGTTCACCAGGAATAGGACCAACGTTGTTTGGTGCTTCTGATAGCATACCTCTCTCTTGGAGAAGCATGTCTTTTGTATTTTCTAGTAATTGAGCGGTTACAAATTTTCTATGATTGTCTCTGATAGTACCAGCAGACTCTTCATTGAGAACAGATGACCACCTATTTACTAGAGCTCTTGGAGTGTTAGTACTCATTGTTTTTTGCTCTGTGTTTAAGTGTTAAGTGTTATCATAAACCCCAGTTACGGAGTGAAGCAATGATCGCATCATTCATTGAATTGGATGGTGCGCCAACTTCTGTATCCGCTACTGGATTCTCATCGACGGGAGCTACTTTTGGAGCTTCTGATGTGAAGTATGATTCTCTAATCGTGCCTAACTTCTTAGTATAATCAGCGGCAGATTTGAAATCAACACCTTCCGCAAGTGCTGCCATCTTCTCTTTCTGGGTATCTGCTAGACCTTCTGACATTTTATTCAGAATTACGACGCTTGTTACCTCAGAAAGTTGCTTACTAATTTCAATATTGCTCTTAACTTGTGCGTTATAGCGGTCTTCCATCTCACGAAGTTCTTCAGCCATTCCCTCTACGACATCAACTTTGTCTTCGGGAATGTGAACGTGGTTAGAACTAATTACATTGAAGAATCCTTTAATGAGATCTTCATTTAGTTCGTTCTTGATACCACGATCAATCGCTACTTGGTTTTCTTCCAACCAACGATTTACGGCGTAGGTCACAGTGCCATCTACTTCCTCGCTAAGTTCTGCCTTGGTAGCAGCTACTTGCTTATCGAGTTCGTTAGCAAAGTGTTCTACAAGTCTGTCATACTCCTCATTGATCTTTGCCTTAACTGCAGATTCGAAAATGGTTGCAATTTTCTGTTGATACTCTTCAGTTAGTTGTAGACCAGATGTGAGTGCTTTGATATCCTCAGATGCATCAAATCCTTCAAAGGAAGGTCTGATTGGATATGTTACTGCTGCTCCGGTAGATGTGCCATAGGCAACATCAGCACCAACGGTAGGAGCAGTATCCATGCCAGTCTTGCCAGCACGGAGTTGAGGGTCACTAGTAATTTGGGAAATTGGAGCAGCAGCCTTAGCACCAGGGTTCTCCTCTCCATCTTCATCATTGCTGTGAAGTGGTTCGGATGTACTACCACCTAAATCTGTAGTAGATTGTGCTCCTGGAGTAACGTCTGTTCCTACTGTTGGAGCAGGATCACCGGACATTGTGTTGCGCTGCTGGGGATCACCCGAAACAGCGGATGGATCTGAACCCGAACCAGGAATTACGTCTGCCTTCACAGTTGGAGCGGAATCCGCTGACATTGTTGGCATACTTTCCATCAAATTGTTCTGAGTTACAAACTCACCAAACTTTTCGTTTAACATATCTGACATCTGAGTTTCCCTCTTAACTTTGATATTTAGTGCTGTAGTTATTTATTAAATTAATTTGTTTGAGATATACGCCTCAAACGCTTTCACAATCTGCTCTTGGAGCTCATGTGAAGGAGCGGTGTCAATTCTATTTTTCAGTTCCGCAATCTGGCGTTCTTTAAGAATACCACCTTCCCATACCCACTCTTTCCCTTCCATAATTCCATCAACAAATGCATCAGGAGCGGAAGGATCTGCTACAATATCAGCAGCGGTAGCGAGAATGAAATCATCGCGTACATAATTAGCACCATCTTTTTCTTCTAGGGAACCCATACCTCTGGAGGAAACTCCTAACTTTACTCCCTCCTTGATTAAGTTCAGTGCCAACTTACCTTGTGGCATTGACTCTAGAATTTTTGCTTTACCAATAAAGTTATGTCCTTCTTTCTTCAAAGAAGTAATCTTGTGTGACACTAGATGTAGATTGATAGTTGGACCATCAGGGTGTCCCAGTTCTCCAACTGCTCTACCACTTTGTACATACTGTTCGTTGTATCTTTCAACTTCTCTCTCAAGAACCTCTACGGGATAAATTCTTCCATTACGGTTCTTAATTTCTGACTGAAGGAATACACCTTCAATGTACATACTCTTCTTGCCTTCAGATTCCTCTTCCTCAAGAACTTCTACTTCTTCGATGTTTTCGGTAATAAGTTTCATTCTTCTGTTTCTGTTTCTGGTTTAAGATTATCCATAATCTCATCATAAACACTACTGGCAACTACTTGTTTGTAGGCATCAATAACTTCTGATGATTTGGCGAGCATGACATCATTCAGTAAATCTAGAGCAGCACCACGATTGCCATCAGCGACAGCATCGATAACTTTCTCTAGAGATTGATTAATTTCAGACATAACTATAATTGGTTAGCAATATTATTTATTTAGACGAAGAATTTGGTTTAGATGCTGGAGGTTTAGGCGCAGCCTTCATTTTCTTCATCTCACGCTCATGATCTGCGGCAGCAATCTCTTGTTCCCTTTCATGATCATCAGCATCTGCTTGTGCTTCTAACTCTGGAGAGAAAGCATCATTCTGTCTATCCATCATATCGAATGTATTAATATCAGCAGGTGACATAGCAAGACCAAGATTAATCTCGGCATTCATTTGCTTATCAATCTCCTTATATTCCTTCTCACTTTGTTGGAGAACGTTCTTGCGAATCCATTCAATAGAAACATACTTACCAACAAAGGGATCAAATTGTGTGGCAATTTGAATTCTCTGTAGATTAAGTTCTGCTTCTTTGAGTTCGTTGAAATGATTATCGAAGAGGAAGTCATACTGAATATGTTCCTTCATCTCCTCCCAATCATCAGGAGTAATCACACGCTTGAGAATAAGTTGTGTCTTCAACATATCATTGAAGACTTCGCTAAATCTCTTACGGAGACGACCGATAAACTTAGTGAACTTCAGTTCATCTCTAAGTACCTCAGTTGTCTTACCAAGATTAAATCCTTTGTTGTCGTCAGTTAAACGTGAAGGTGGTAGGTTGAGTGAGTTGTAAAGTTTCTTCTTGAAATACTCAAGGTCTTTGAGTTCTCCAAGGTTTTGTCCACCTGGGAGTACAGAGATTTCAGTTCCTCTACCACCCTCACGACGAGGAAGCCAGAAGTCCTCAAGCATACTCATATGCTTTTTGTCATCTCTAATCTCACCAGTGTTCGCATCATAAACAAGTTTGTTACGATAACGATTCATCACATCTCTAAGGTATTGCTCTGCTTTTACCTTAGGTAGATTACCAACATCGATATAGAAAATTCTTCTTTCTGGTGCGCGTGATAAACGATAGATGACAATCGCATCCTCAATCATACGCAACTGGTTATGTACTTTGATTGCTTTGTGTAGGAAACTAAGAGTCATTTTCTTAGTCATATCCTGCAGTCCAGAACCACAGTATGTAATAGCATCAGAAGCAATCCTTACACCTTGACTAATACCATAGTCTGATGCCCCAGATACTTGTGGCATATTACCACCAAAACCTTTTGGGTTGTAAACATAGTAATCAATGTACTCGCCCCAGTCATACTCTAGAGCACTACCTTTGATAGTATGTTTTTCCGCTTCGTCTTTGCCAATCTTTTGTCTAACTTTTTTAATCTTAAGTGGATCAATCTGTCTTAACTCAGTGATACCAGCTTTAGGATTAGCAAGATCTATAACTTTGTGATAATATAAACGACCATCAATATACCATTGTCTAACAATATTATGTGCGTTTAAATCAAAATTGAGAAGTTTAAGAATGTATTCAAACTCATCTCTAATCTTTTTCTTTAACGTTGCTCCAACAGGTAGATTAGATAATTCAACTTCTACAGGAGCATCATTAGCATCAGTAACAAGAAACTCATTTATAATCTCATCCACAGAAGAATCAATCTCTGGATGTAACGCCATAGCACGATAGCGTTTGATTAGTTCAAATTCATTTCTGGCGTTACCGCCTTCCACATCAACATATGTACCAAAATAACCACCTGCTACGGTGGTTAAATCTTCATTAGAAGAAGGCGGAACTGGAGATTGACCCTTCAGCTCCGCCGGATTGTTGATGAGAAATCCAAATAATTTACTCATAACATAAGGTCTATAACTGTGCTATGACCTATTTATAGTAGTAATTATATCAGA